AAACCGATACCGAACTATCCGCAGTTAACTCAATACTGGGAGCTATCGGACAAGCACCAATAACACAATTAAAAGATCCCACCACTGGAGTTATAGCTAACGCTAACCCAGAAATACAATTTATATATAACCTACTACGTGATGCAACTGTAGACGTACAGTCAGAAGGATGGCACTTTAACAGAGAACGTCATGTAACATTCAACAAAGATTCTACTACAAACAAGATAGCTATATCAGACGACATAGTTAAAATAGATTTACCAGACAACTGGAGTAGAAGACATTATAATTTTGTTAGACGTAACGGCTTTTTGTATGACAAGATTACACACACTGATGTATTCACTGACATGTCCGACTCTATTGAGTTAGATGTTATTAGACTTTATCCTTTTGAAGACTTACCGCCTGTGTTTAAAAGATTTATAACTTACAGAGCATCACGTTCAGCAGCTACACAATTAGTAGCTAACCCACAACTTGTACAATTACTAGGTACACAAGAAGCTATTGCTCGTGCATCTCTTATGGAGTATGAGTGCAATCAGGGTAACCACAGTATGTTTGGATTTGAAGATGATACCGCATACACAACTTATCAACCATGGAGAAACCTTAGAAGATAATGGCAGGCATTACACAAACTATCCCTAGCTTTGTCTCGGGTATTTCAGAACAACCAGACCACTTAAAATTCCAAGGGCAGCTAACGGATATTGTAAATGCAATACCTGATATTACACTTGGACTATATAAAAGACCGGGTGCAAAACGTATAGGAACTACACCTCTATCTAATGTACAGAGTGGTGGTTCTTGGTTTCATTACTATCGTGATGAGACAGAAGGATCTTATGTAGGTCAAGTCGCAGCTGACGGACAGGTCAGAGTCTGGCGTTGCAGTGACGGACAGCTGATGTCTACAGTCTACGGCACTGGAGGTCAGACAGCTATACAAAATTATCTAGCAACAAGTGAACCAGAAAATTTACAGTTCCTTACTATCAACGACACTACCTTTGTTAGCAGTCGTGATAGCACTAACTCTAATACTTTAATAGGAGAAACAGGCTCGACACCTAGTAGACCAGAAGCACACTGTGCAATGATTGAACTTATACGTACAGAGAATGGTAGGCAATATGGTCTAAATATATTTGACTCTTCAGCTACAGGTAATTTAACTACATTAAACAGAGCTACTAAATTAAAAATTTTTTCTGATGATCTTGACGAGTCGGATGGTACAGGTCACTGCCCCGGTATAGGTACACAAGTATTTACAGTTAACGCTGCTACAGGTTACACAGGAACTACTACAAATTTTGTACATGATATAAACGGTCATGCTCCACAGGTACATACGTTTGCTCCTAGTGCTGTAAATGTAGGTACTGAGCATATCACTATAAATAATCATGGACTAACTACTGGTGAAGAAGTAGAATATTCTACATCTGGAAGTGTAATACAAAACCTTCCAGCAGGCACATATTATGTAGTAAAAATAAATGACAACGTTATATCTTTAGCCGTTAGCCTTAATGATGCTAATAATGATATAGTAAAAAACTTACAGAGTCAAGGCTCAGGCACTCATACACTTGACTGTAAAGGTGTGCTAACTACATCTGGTAAAAGTAACTTAGTATTTAGACTTAGTACTTTAGGACAGCAAGGTGTAAGCCCTAACTATAGTGCTGCTAGTGAAGGTCCGGGTGGAGATAACTATAGATGTAGTTATAACAGAGAAGTCACTTTACTTCATGGTGGTGAAGGTTGGGTTACAGGAGACCGAGTTAGTGTCACCTTAGATTCAGCAAAAGGTGGTGCGGATACAAACGGTAATGGTACACCTGATGGAAACGCTACTTATATTATACGTGTAGAAGAGCATGAAACCACACAAGTTAAAGCTACTCTAACTAATAATGGAGACGGTCTGATACGTCCATCACCTACACCATTTGATGCTGATACAGCAGTTACAGCTGATACTATCTTAGCTGGTATAACAGAACAACTACCTTCTGGCATAAGTGCAAAAGTTATAGGACCGGGAATATATTTATCTAGTTCTAGCCCTTTTAACGTAGAGATTGCAGAAGAAGATCTCATGAGAGTTTTTCAAAAATCAGTTAATGATGTTACATTACTGCCTAACCAGTGTAGGCATGGATATATAGTTAAAGTATCTAATGCTAGAATGTCTGATGAGGATGACTACTATCTTAGATTTACTGGAGAGAATAATTTAGACGGTGCAGGCTCGTGGAGTGAATGTGCAGTACCTGATATAACTGATACGCTAACCAACATGCCGTTAGTTATACAGCGTACAGGTACGACTACATTTACTGTAAAACAATTTTCATATCAACCACGTAGAGTAGGAGATAATAATACTAATCCTATGCCTACGTTTGTAGGTAAACGTATCAATAAAGTATTGTTTTTCCGTAACAGATTGGCAATATTAGCAGGGGAAAACGTTATATTATCTAGACCGGGCACGTTAGGAGAGCCAGATTTCTTTATAGAATCAGCTCTAACTGTGTCAGCTAGTGACCCTATTGACATATCTTCAGCATCTATGTTCCCATCTGACCTATTTGATGGTATACAAATCAATGCTGGACTGTTAGTATTTAGTACAAACCAACAGTTTTTGTTATCTACAGACGATACAGTACTAAATCCTGATACTGCAAAGTTAAGAAGTGTATCTACATTTAATTATAATAAGGATATACCACCTATATCATTAGGAACCACTATCGCTTACCTAGATAATTCTGGTAAATTCAGCCGATTAAACGAAATGGCTAACACATCTAGAGAAGGAGAGCCTGATGTTGTAGAAATTAGTAAGCTAGTACCTACATTATTACCGAAAGATTTAGATTTATTTACAAATTCACGAGAAAACTCTACTATATTAATAGGTAAAACTAACTCAGATACAGTATTTGGTTATAAATATCTATCTATAGGTGATAAGAGACAGCAACAAGCATGGTTTAAATGGAAACTAAACAATCCATTACTATATCATTTTATTATAAATGACGAATATTTCTTTTTAGATACAAATAATTTCTTACAAAGTATAAAACTTGTACAGTCTGACACTGATCCTATTATTACACAGGATGATGTTAATTATCAGATACACCTAGATAATCATACTACTGTAACTGGTGGTGTATATAATGCAAATACAAACTTAACAACATTTACTAACCAATCCGACTGGATAGATCAAGTTACTTCACCTAATTATAGTCTAGCTATCATTGACTTAAATACTAACTCAACTCGATTAGCAAGGTATGCTTTACCTACTGTAATTAATGGAGATGACTTTACAGTTCCCGGAGACTGGTCTACAGGTTCGTTTACTATAGGTTATTTATACGAGTATCTAGTTAAGTTCCCTAGAATTTATCCTAAAAAAATTTCCGGAGAAAAATCTTTTGCCGATGTTAACTCGTCACTTGTTTTACATAGACTTAAATTACACTTTGGTAAGATAGGTCTATACGAAACAACACTTACACGCCTAGGTAAATCTGATTACACAGAGGTATATGAATCACCACTGTTAGACGAGTACGAAGCATCAGATGCACCTTATTTAGAAGAGTATATTAAAACTATACCTGTCTACGAGAAGAATAAAAACGTAGATATTACACTTAAATCAAGTCACCCAGCTCCAGCTACCCTAAGAGCAATGGCATGGGAGGGAGACTACTCACCATTATTTTACAAACGTGCCTAATTACATACACCCAATCACTATCGAGGCTGCCACAGAGGTAGCCTCCAACCTACGCTTAGAAGACTACAGAGAGGTCACAGAAGGCCACGGACTAGATCCGAGGGTGTTTCTACCTATGGTCGCTAAAGAAGGCTCTGCTGTGTATTTCACAGTCCCTGACGGCAAGACTGCCGGACTAGCCGGAGTAGGAGACGGTGGAGCTATCTGGATGTTATGCACTCCAGAGATTCATCGTTATCCCATCACATTTGCAAGAGAAGCCAAACGGTATGTCGATAGCCGTGAAGAGCCTCTATTGTGGAACATAGTAGACTGTAGAAATACAGTACATTTAAAACTGTTAAAGTTTTTAGGTTTTAAGTTCTTACGTAAAGTTAAGAATGGACCATATCAATTAGATTTTATAGAATTTTGCCGTGTGCGTAGATGCTAATGCTAGTGCAAGAAATGCAGCTAGAGAAAGATGGATGCAGAAAGATGCTGAGTATCGTTCTGCTTCCCTAAAATATTGGAACAGAGAAACTTCTGCTGTTCGTGGTATGCAACGTGCTGCCACAGGTTATAGCCGAGCTATCAGTAATGACTACCAGCGAGCCTTGTATGTACAGGGTCAGGCTAGGAAAGCTTACCAAGCAGGCTTTATAAAATATCAACAAACAAAAGGCTCAGTTGACGAAGGTGGTCGAGATAGACGAGCTAAGAAAAAAGGATTAGTTGCTTTAACAAGAGCAAGAGGACAGCTAGATAATGCTGTACAGAAAGAGTTTGGAATACAGATGCAGAGACGCTATAGAGCGAGACTGCTGAAGATGCAAAGCGTCCAAGCAAAAACAAGAGAATCACTTGGTATACGACCAGAGTATGGTGCTCCAGTTATGATGCCTCCATCTGATAGACTCAGTGGTGCATTAAGTATTGCTGGTTCTATTATCAGTATTGCAGGGGGATTAAAAGGTTTAGGAGCATTTGGTGGAGTTAAAAGTGCATCGGAAGGTTTTAACACACTTAACAGTTTATCAGCTATAGGATCTGGGTTGTCAGGACTAGGTGGAATCAACCAATATTCACCTAGTACAGTTGGTGGTGGTATACTAGGACTAGACTACACTTATGACGGATTCGATAATTCATTAATCAGTTAAATTATGACACAGTCTTATTTTGAATATCTCGGGAGACAAGAAGCTGCTCCCTTCACTAACGAACAGTTAGATTATGAGAAAACAGAGCCTGATCTAACCGAAGCAGTCAATAAACAAATTGACAGAAACATCAAGGATAGAGAACAGTTTTTTCAAGATCAAATAAACATATACAATCAGACAGTATCTGGTAAAACTTCTAGGAATCTGGCATCTCTTGCACAACTTACTCGTACTGGTAAAGCTTTTTTAGATAAGCGTCAAGAGTATGCAGAAGATAGAAAAGCTTTTGAAGAGTTACAGAAAATCTATAATGACCCTGAGAAACGTGGTCAGTATGCTATTATTGAAAAGAATCTTCAAGAAGTAGAAGGTGATCTTAAAAATGATGAAGATGTAGAAATAGCAACTATCGAGCAGACTGGTGTGGATACTACAGGTCAAGTTGTATCAGGTACACAGCTGCTTGATTTTAAAAAAGCTATATCAGCTAACGAGTTTTTGAATGGTAGACATGCGTCAAAAAGTATGTCAACCTACTGGCCTAAATACTTAGCTATCGCTAAAGGTAGTTTACTATATAATAATAAATTATATGAAGACTTAACATTCTCAGAAAAGCAAGAGTGGATGAAAGTTGCAGGGGCTAACTTTGTAGCTATGTTTGCTAAAGCTAATCCCCGTATGACTGAAAATCAAGTTATTACAAACTTCATGCCTAGTTTTGATAGTACGTCAAAGAACTGGGCCGGTCAGTCGTATGATGTTGAGAATAATGCAGTAAATACTTTACGTTCTAATACATCTACTCAGAACTATATTAATGCTATCAAAGTATCAGCTGACGCATTTAATAATCCTAACGTCAAATCTGCTACTATTAGTGGTGTCTATGATAAGTCTGGTTTTATACAGAATAAAATAGAAATACTAAAAGCTACAGGTGACCCTAATCCAGCTAAAACAGCTAACAAGATGTGGGCTGACATGATTATTAAAAATATAGAACAGTTCGATGAACAGGATATAGAATATTTACTATATCATGATAAGTTTGAAGCTGCACAACATAAGGGTACTGGTAAACTATCTAGTTACTATGATATACAACCAGCTAATGCTAACAAAATAGCACAAGCTTTTATAGAACAGAATCAAAAAAACAACTTAGCATCAGAACAAAAAAGACTTGATGATATTAAACTTAGACTTAACAACGGCCAAGAAGTTCCAAGAGATGTTTTAACTACATTTAGTAACGAAGAACTTAGACAACAGGCAGAAGAAGCACTAGAAGCTGGCGAAGCGACTGAGTTTAGTAGACCTGAGTTCAGTGTTAAGTCTGAATTATTTTACTCACTAGCTGATAATAGAGCTAAAGAGTTAGCTGCAATACAAGGTGATCCAAAGAAGTATGGTGATTATACTTGGCGAACTACTACAACTAAAGGTATCTACGATCAAGCCGGTGATTACTTTAAGAAAGAGTATCAAAAAAGATTTGAGGTAAGTGGCGATAGAAATGATGCACTAGAAATTGCACAACAGAAAACTATAGCTGCTATGAATAATCGTGAGTTTGATGATGTGCTTAGTGATATAATTGAAGATACTAAGATTGCTAAATCTCTTAAGTTACGTAAAGTATACGAAGCTGATACAAAAGCTGCACTTAATTCTAGCGTAATTTTAGAAGGTGAAGAAGACCCTGTGCTTAATGGTGTAGATTACTTTAATGGTAAAGCTGACAAGTTAGATCATACATGGACTTTGCTTGCTCAACTATATCCTAACAAGGGACCACTAAAATTAGCACATGATAGATTAGTTACACTTAATAAGATCAAACCTATACCATCTTTAATGTATGATGCAGATGTTAAAGTATTAGATAGTCCATTACTAAATCAGAAAAACAACGCTACTAAAACTATTATAGCAGCTGATAATGGTGTTACTAACAGTGAGAACTATAATGAAATGTTAGGTGCTTTATCAAAGAATCAGGAACAACATGGTGGTATAGATGCTATCAAAGGTCCAGACGGAAACTACGTTACAGAGTTACCGCTAGGCAAGCCTTTGTCAGAACATACTATACAAGAAGTGTTTGGCTTGGTACAAGCTGGTTATACAAACATAGGTCTATATGATATGACACCAGCAGCATTGAAACAGGTGTTTACTGATAACCTAGGACAGATAGATTTTACCAGACTGTTTGACGAAAAAGCACAATCTAAATTATTAATGGCTAGATTGTATCACAAAGCAAACAACCAACATTTATTTGGTAATGCTGATACATCATACAGAAGACTGATGAATTTTACAGAAGATCAGATCGAACAGTATGAGTCAATGATTGAAGAAATACCACCATTTATGAGATTAAATACACTTTATGGTCCAGCCGCTACGGAGGCTATTAACCAAAACTTATAACTATGGAAGAAATAAATGTAGAATACGATCCTACGGGATTTACTTCTACTGAGGAGTTAGAAAAAAGGCTTGAAGAAGAATCTATCGCACAAGATAAAATTAATGAAGCTCAAGCACTAGCTGTTCAACAAGAAGAAGAAAAAGAACAAGAACAAATAGATCCTAGAATGACCAACGACAAGTGGGGGCTAAAAGCTTTTGCTAAAGAAGGTCAATCTATTCTAACTGGTGGTATACAAGATACTATTTCTTCCAGTACTACATTTGCAGAACGTACATTCGATGCTGTAACTGGTAGGATGCAAGAGGAGAAAGAACAGCAAGGTTATTACAGACCAGACTGGGATCCATTTGTTGATGAAGATGACCCTATCATAACTAAAACATGGTGGGGTAAACTCTTAAGAGGTACAGTACACTTTGGTAGTTTAGCTGCCGGTGTAGTACTATCTGCTAAAGGATTAGCCGCAGCTGGTATACCCTTACTAGGAGCAGCCTCTACTAAGATGTTAGGACTTGGAACTGTTACCAGAGCTATGGCTATTGGTGGTATTTCCGACTTAATATCTAAAGAATCAGACGGACACAATGC